ACCTTTGTTAAAAGAGGTACTGATTATGCATGGACGCCGATTATGGGCAATACAATTGCCATTGTAAATACGGGTTCTACTATGGGCGCAGTTGCAACCAAAGTAGAATTCCCTGAAATTCGGTTGAGAGTTTCTTCTTCGGAAGGTTTTGTAATTGATCCTACAGATGCCTTCTTTGGAGCGGATACAACTTATAATTCAAATGAATTTAATCAAAGTGTGCGGGACGTTCTTCGAGCGAAACCTGATACGCTTGATTCTTATACAGCCGATGATGTAACAACTCAAAATTCTTGGGTTTTTACGCTCGACAACATTAGAAATGCAAGCACAACAGGCGCTAATTACACTGGTAGTTACGCTGCAAATGCAGTTTATGACGAATCTGCAAGAATCAATGAATCCTCTTATAACAACCATTCAGCTTCAGCCGGTGAAGACAACGTACCTATCAATTCCGCAACAGCTTCTTACGAGAATGTTCTTGATGCTGGATTCGATAGATATACAACTTGCTTGCACGGCGGTTTCAACGCTCTTGATATTAAAGAGCGCGAGCCTTTCCGAAATACATTCCTTGACGGAGCCTCAGAAGAAAACAATTATGCATATAACGCCATCAGCGTTGCAATTGATTCTCTGCGCGATCCCGAAAGAACTGAATTTAATATGGTTGCAATGCCGGGACTTACAAACAATACTCTCAACAGTAAACTTGTAAGAACCGCTGAAGGTCGCGGAGACGCACTGGCAATTATTGATCCGCAAGGTGGCTATGTCGCAAGTACAGAAGGAACCAAATCAATCGAAGATAGAATCGGTTCTGTAGACAGTACTGTTAATAACATGCAACAAAACTTGAAATTAAACTCAAGCTATGGCGCTGCTTATTATCCTTGGGTTCAGATTCGAGATACCGTAAATGGCGCAACTTTGTGGGCACCGCCTTCAGTCGCTGCCATCGGCGCACTTTCTTACTCTGAAGCAGTTTCAGAGCTTTGGTTTGCTCCTGCCGGATTTACTCGCGGTGGACTTTCTGCTAATAATGCTGCAGGACTTCCAGTGGTTGGAGTACGCCAGCGACTTACCTCAAAAGAGCGCGATAAACTGTATGAAAACAACATTAATCCGATTGCAAGCTTCCCAGCGGAAGGGATTGTCATCTTCGGACAGAAGACGCTTCAAACAACGCCGTCTGCCCTTGACAGGATTAACGTTCGACGACTAACAATCTTCTTGAAGCGCGAGATTTCAAGAATCGCTGCAACATTGTTGTTTGATCAAAATGTTAAAATGACTTGGAATAAATTCCGTGGACAGGCTGAAAGATTCCTTGCTGGAGTTAAATCTGGCCTTGGTCTCACTGATTACAAAGTTATTCTTGATGAATCAACAACGACACCAGATCTTATTGACAGAAATATTCTTTATGCAAAGATCTTTGTTAAGCCTGCAAGGGCAATCGAGTTTATTGCAATTGATTTTGTTATCACAGATAGTGGAGCAGCTTTCGATGATTAATAAATTTGACAACTATTTAAAATTAGAGATTAAGGAGACCTTATAAGATGCCTTTCTGGAACGATGCCTCGGTAGAACCAAAACGAGATTTTAGGTGGTTGCTGTATATGCCAACGCTTACTGGTGATGCAAACTCACCCGCAATTGAAACTTATACTATTCAAGATGTACAGAAGCCTTCTTACACAATCGCTGAAAAAACGGTTCCCTTTATGATTCATACTTTTAAGTATCCCGGCAGAATCACTTGGAATCCTGTGACGGTCAACTTGCTTGATCCGGTTAATCCAGATAATGCTGGTACTCTTACAAAGGTTTTAATGGCCTCCGGTTATAAGACTCCTGACAATCAAAATAATGCAGAGTTTTCTTTTTCGAAAGCAAGCTCAGTCAATGCACTAAATAATCCACGAATTGTTCAAGTCGATGCAGGCGACCCGCTGACGGGTAGAAATCCTCGTGAAATCGAAGAATGGACCCTTATAAACGCATGGGTCAAAGATGTTAAATTCGGAAATTTGAAGTACGGCGGCGAAGATCTCGTAAAAATAGCCTTGACCCTCACTTACGATTATGCCCTTTACAGGGGTGATTACAATCCAGTCAGTGGTGAAATGAAAGAAGTTCTGAAATAGGAGCATTCTTATGTCTCATTTCTGGTCATCTACAAGAAGCGAAAGTTACATTGAACCAAAGTTTCAATTTCAGGCCATTGGCCTCACAGATTTCGTTCAACCATTTCTTATCCAATCGATGACCAAACCATCTTTTTCTACAATCTCCTCAGAAACAGTTAAAAAAATATTAAAAAATGGTACAATAAGAACAGAAAACCATTATAAGAATGATTACACATTGAATACAATTCAAATGAAAATCATTGATGCTTATGATCAACAAGTTGTAGATAACCTTTTGAATACATTGAACAAATCACAAACTATTTTTGATATGTTGACCGCTGGCGGCTGGACTTTGACTTCCAATGAACGCTCAAAGGGCGCTTTGGCTCAAACAAAAGGGCTTCTTAGACTACCAAACATGCAAATTCTTGAATTAATGCCACATGCCAAAGGTGAGTCAAAAAGGATTGCGAATGCCGTAGCTTCAGCCGTAACGGATATTGCAGGCGATATTATGAATGGTGGTATTAGCCTTGGATCTCTTGCCGAAACTGCTTCAACAGCCGTAAATTATTTAGGTGATAATGTGGCCGGAGTTTGGACTATGGACTCTCCAATTATTACATCTGCAAATTTTGGTTCATTTAGTTATGCCAATTCGAATTTTACAGAGATTGCATTGCAGTTTAAATATAATAATTTTAAGTACGAAAAAAGCTTATTTTAACAACTATTACTAAAAAGAGGAGTATATGAGACAAAACGATGATCGGCTTTCTAAGCCGGAAGCCCCAAAAGTCCCTCAATCCAATGCTGGACTTATGAATTATGTTGTCCCAACAGAAGTTGTGGACTTGCCAAGCAAAGGAGTCTTTTATCCGAAAGATCATCCCTTGCACAATCAAGAATTCGTTGAGATTAAACACATGACAGCAAAAGAAGAAGATATTCTTACTTCAACCAGCTTAATCACAAAAGGCGTTGTTCTTGACCATTTGATCCAAAGCTTGCTTCTGGACAAGAATATTAACGCAAGGACATTGTTTACTGGCGATAGAAACGCTATTCTTGTAAACGCAAGAATGAATGCTTACGGGTCCGATTATAAAGCATCTTCGATTTGTTCAGAATGTAGCGCTATGACGGACACCACTTTTGACCTTTCAAAAATGAAAAGTAAAGAAGATTCCTTGGACGAAGAGTCCCTTCGTTTTGTATTGCCGAAGACGGAGTTCGCTGTAACTATTAGGTTTTTAACGGTTCACGAGGAAGGACTGTTGGAAAAGGAAGTCGAGAAGAGAACAAAAATGGGCTTTCCTGATAGTTCCCTTACAACTTTCCTAAAGTTTATTGTAACATCAGTTGATGGCGTGAGCGCCTCCGATGGGTTTATTTCTCAATTTCTGGAGAACATGCCTACTGTTGATGCCAAGTTTATTAAGAAACAATATGTTGATTCGAAACCAGATGTTGATTTCTCTCAAGAGGTTGAATGCAAATCCTGTTCTCATACAGAAAGGAGAGAAATGCCGATTTCGGCTGACTTTTTTTGGCCTCAGTCATGATTACATGAAAGAGGTCTATAGACTCTTTCTCTCCTTCAAGAGAAATTCCAATTGGTCTTTCCTTGAGCTTTACAACCTTCCCGTCGCATTGCGTACTTGGTTCATCGAAGAATTTATTGAACAAAAGAATCGAGAACGCGAAGCCGCCGAAAATAACCAACGCTAAACTATTTAATAACAAGAGGAACATTTTTGAATGGTTGATAAGTTTAAAGAACTGCAGGATAGTCTGGCCAAACATGGCATCATCTTGAAGGCCAACACAGAAGCGATTACCAAAGATACCATCGCCAGAGGCCAAGATACCATCGCCAGAGGCAAAGGCGGAAGGATTGACAAACCTACTGGCGGCAGCACTGACCTATCAGGAATTGACCTTGGCAAAGATGCCAAAACTGTCGCCGTTCTTGACGACATTAAAGGTAGTCTTCATACTTTAGTTTCCACTGGCGTTGCCCTTAAATTACAAGGACTTGACCTCAAAGACCTTAAAGCTTTAGGAGGCACCGGAAAAGACGCTGCAAGCTATTTAACCGGACTTACAGACCAATCCGAAGCATTCAAAAAGACTTCAGATGCTCTTGCTGATTTAAATAAACATATCGGCTTTCAAGATATTAACTTTAATAAAGTTAAAGAAGGCATTAAAGAATTTGGCATCGAAGGCCTTGCGATTAGCACGGATCAAGCCGTTGACAAACTTAAAGAACTAGCAAAGCATTCATTAACAGCACGAAATATATTGGCTTCAAACGCCGAAGGCTCAGAAAAAGCCGCTGGACGACTTGCCGCCTTTGCTTCTCAAGCTGAAAAAGCTGGAGTTGATAGTGAAACTTTTGCTAAAGCCTTAGACATTGTTAATTTTGACTTGGGTTTGGTAGGCAAAAACGGCGAAGGCGCCGAAAAGGCAATGAACAAAATGATGGGTGAAGCTCTAACTTTATCCGCTGAACTTAATTCTCCGCTGGGCACCACTCTAAAATCTCTAAGCAACCAGTTTCCAGAATTAACCGTATTAGGCGGCAGCTTTGTTAATAACATGGCAGAACTTAACAGGGTAAGTCAAAGAACTGGCACTTCCTTAGAAGGTCTTGTAAACATGGGCAAAAAATTCAATACGATTGAAGGCGCTTCACAACAAATTGGAAATCTTTCTGCCGTACTTAAAGGTACAAATCTTGAAGTTGGCGAATTAATCAGCGCAGAACCTGCTGATAGAGTAAAAATGGTTTTAAAAGATATTAAAAGTGCAATGGACGAAGGCCGCTTTAATTTGGCTGAAGGCGGTATGGAACGAGTTTATCAAGTTCAAGCACTCGCTCAATCCGCAGGAATCGCCGAGGCCGACATGAATAAGCTTCTACAAAGTCAACACTCTGTTGATGAGCTTTTTGCAAAAAGAGCAGACGCTGCTAATAAAACCGTTGAACAAAACAAACAAGACGTCAAAGCACAAATGGGAGCGTCAGAAAAAATAAAAGCTGCCCCAATAAATTTGAAAAATGCTATAGTCATGGCAGGAACCGCCCAAAAAGATTTTAACAGAATAGTAGCAGACAGTTCAAAGATAATGGAAAAACATGCCACAGCAGTCGGAAATGCAATTCACAAGATCTCAACAGCCGTTTCAGGCGTAAAAACTTCTGCTGACACTTGGAAAGGCGAAGGCCCCGACAGCAAAGCAGGCCTCTTTGGACAATTATTATTTGGCCAGAGAGAGCTTTTTGACCAAAGAGTTGAAGATGCGAGAGGTCTAACGACTGATCTGTCGGAATTGATAAAGACCCTTGATAAGCAAATGGAAGCGGGTCGCCAGACCATTCAAGACGCTAAAGACCAACAAGAAGGCAAGCCTCCTGCCGGTCAACCACTTCCTGCTTCGACAGGCGCAGGCACAGCAGCACCTAAAAACCAACAGATCACCAAACAACCAAATGGAGATATCAAAGTTAATGTAAGTCAAGAATTCATACTTCCAGCTAACCTACTTAAAGATTCTGTAATGCAACAGGCCACAAGGCAAATCAATTAGGAGAAAATAAAACTTGGTAGATTTTAAAAACATAATCAAAACGACCAAAGACATTGCCGCCGTTTTTAACGGAGGAACGGTTAAAGGCGTTATTGATGATGATGTAGAACTCCTTGAAATTGAACCTCTTCATACATCCATTAATGGTAGTAATATTGTTGTCCTTATCGAACCAGTTGATTTGAGCATTGATAACAATGTAAACGTTGGAATGTCAGTTGGCGGCGAATTTTATGGTCGAGTAGACGGTATCGCAACCTACAAACATACTCGAAGAACTCTTCGGGTTGGTTTCAAAATGGTTAAAAGTTATATTTTAAACGGCGCTGAAGCAGTTTCTAGCAACGCAATGACTGCAAATATGTTACAACAACTTGTTTACCCGGCCTATACAGCGACTGCCAAACAGAACACAAGCGTTTTAAAGACGCCTCCTTTCTTTAGAATATTATATGGAGATCTCATCGGCGATTTTAAAGGTGGCCAACGAAAAGGTTTGCCGGGATTTATTTCCGGTCTTTCTGTTTCTCTTGGTAGGGGCAACGTCGGCGAGAATTTAAACTATGGCGTAAACGAAACCGTTCTCCCTGTAGAATATACTGTTTCAATCGATTTTCAAGTACTTCACGATCATCCTGTGGGTTGGTACGATGGAAAATTTGCTGGAGATGGCAGGACGAACTTCCCATTTAACACTGGCGTTGTAATAAACCAAACTGCTGATGGTCCCGGAATGGCCGGTGGAAATCCCGGCGCAGGAGAAAAAACAGCAGTACCAGAAAGCCCTTCTGCAGTTGTTGCACAAGCCAATGAATCGGGCAATTCCTCAATGGTCTTGAATACTCAAAACAATCCCAACCCAGTTAAAGGAATTAAATAATGGTTTCACGTTATAAAGATAGAATGATCTTCACAAATCAAGACGACAGATATATCAATCAGCTTAAAAAGAGAAAAGTAAGCTTTATCAAGCACTTCGCAACTCCTGAGTTTACTTATCCAAAGTCCAATGATCTCGACGGCCTTTCTATAAATGTTGAAATTTATAAGACGGGCGATAGATTTTTTAAATACGCTCAGAAATATTATGGCGACCCTTCACTTTGGTGGGTGATAGCCCATTTCAATCAAAAGCCACTCGAAAATTCAGTAAAACAAGGAGATACTATTTATATTCCAACGCCCTTGACGCGAATTCTTGAGATTCTTGAAGGAGAGTAGATGGCCACCCTTTCGAAATATATTTCTTCGCTCGGCAGTTTAGTTAAAAACCAACAAAAGCTTTTGGGATACCACAGCGAATTGTATGAGTTTTATAATGACAAGCGCCCAGACAATAAATATATCTATTACCTTGATGAGAATCCCTATTCAAAACCAGCCACTTCAACAACCGAAGAGGTCATTGATTTTTTCGCAGCAGATCCCTTTAAGTTAAACTTCCTGCAGCCCTCCATTCGAATTTTTAAAGTCTTCAGAGACAAAAAGAAAAAAAGAATTGAGTTTCCACTGGATAACTTTACCGACTTTGGAAGCTTTGAAGATCCTGTTGACTTCATCGGCGGCGAAACAGATTTTATAACCGATAGATTTATGGGTCCACAAGTTGGTCTTAAGGGATTTAACGTTTCCTTTAAAGGTCTTTCAGGTGGCAAAGGTGCAACTCCAGCCACTTTACACTCAGTAATCGTTGGAATCCAAATGGAGTTTCAAGATGTTAAAATGCTTTTTAAGAACCTTCACGATGAAGAGAATATTAAATATAAGGATATTTTTGCCTCGCCGGGAAGATCAAGTAGATATCGAATCGTAATTGAAGTGGGCTTTAATGCACCAGACAATCTTGATATGGATCTTGAGTCTCTTACGAAAAAAAAGATGACTCTTTCTTTGTATCCCATCGGTGCAAAAACAGATATAACATATAATCAAGACGGATCAGCTTCTCTTCAGACAACTCTTGAGGGCTTTGCCGAAACGGTTGGACAATCTTATAATATGCTGGACCCTAAATATTATAAAAATATTAGAAAAAGTTCTAATATGCGGGTCATCGAAAACGAAGAAGAGTACTCCCTAGAAGAACTTACTTCCAAACAAGGAACTCTTGACGGGCTTATAAAAGAGAAAGCCCTTTTCAAAAAGCAAACTGACGCAGGCTTTGCGCCTCCTCCAAATTTTAAAGATTCAACCGGAAAGATAGACGTGCTTACAAAAGAAGTTGAGGCTCTTCGAAAAAAAGCTCAAATTGCAAGGGAGGCAGGTTCTATCCCTCCGGTATTTTCTTTTGTATCTGTTTTGTTCTCGCTCGGTAAAGTTTATTATTTCGATATGGAGAACAAAGTATATAAAAAATATATTCAAAAAATCGCTCAAGGAGAAGAAGTTGACGTTCAAGAACTTCGAATTGTCCCAGACGAAAAGAAATCACAAAAACTCAAGCCCGAAAACATTATGGCAAAAGTTGGTCTTAACGCTCCTGTTTCAGATTCTGTTGTATTCACCGCTGGCGATTTTGAAATAAAACGATTTTCTCTTGACGATGATACGTCAACCTCTTCAAAATATGATAAGGTAAAATTCTTTTACTTTGGAGATTTATTAAATATCATTCTTAATAATCAATCTGGCGGTGGAATGGGACAAGATCTTGACGCAGAGGGCGACGGAGCCTTCAAACTCCTTTTGGGGCCAACAGTTTTTATTAAAAACAAAAGCACCAAAAAGATTTATAACATTGCAAATACTCCCATTTCGCTTGATATGTTCTTGTTTGAATTGAATCGCATGATTATAAGTCGAAACCTTAAAACATACAGCCTTCGAGCATTTCTCTCCCAGTTTATGAAAAAGTTCTTTGATCTTCAAGTCTTAGGCGGAGAAAAAGAAAAAACAGGTAAGGATGTGCAATACTTTGAAGGGGGACAAATTTTAACACTTGATACCAAAACAATAGATCACGATACCAAAACAATTAAAAACTTTGGAGAACATACCACGTCGCTTGAAACTTCGAAAACGGAAGATTTTCTTATAGTTAAAAACGTTTTGTATGATCTCAGCTTAAATAAGAAGCGCCGCAGAAAATTAAATATTCCAACTATTTTTCTGGGCGGCCCCGATAAAGGACCGCTGGACACTATTAAATATAATCCAGTTCAAATCGCCGGATTGGCCGAACACACACTCGCTTCGCAATACAACGCCACAAAGGGCGGCGAAAGATCAGTTGGAGAAACAAAGGAAGACTCGATTTTGATTACAAGCAAAGTCGCAGTTGACCTTACGCTGGTTGGCAATCCATTTTTAAATATCTCGGATAAAATCTATATTGATTCTCGTTTTGTAGATGGAGGATTCTTCCAACAGAAAAATAATCTTTTGTTTTTTACAGGTCTCTTCAACATCTATGCAATAGAGCACAGTATTCAAGCAAACAAATGGACTACAAGCTATAAACTTTTATATGTAAACGATTTAAAAACTAAAACTTATAACGCTCCTTTGGATTCTACCCCTCCGGCCCCGCAAAATGCAACCCTTGTAGAAGAAGCCAACAATAATGATTCTGGAACCATCACAAAAGATAAGAAAGATAACAAAAACAGTCCAAGTAAGAAAAAATCTACCACAACCATTTCAAAACCAAAGAAGACAAAGAAACAAGTTGTCCCAGCGACCGCTAAGGGGATAACAGATCCCAACGCCAAAGAGATTGAAGCTTGGAATCAGGCCGAATTGGCCGGAGAACACAAGTTTAAATAATACACTGGGAATCTATTTATCATATGTTCAGTAATAACTCATCAAAACCTTCGGTATGTTTTAAAAACAAAATAAATTATAACAATGCCTTTCCAGCGACACCACCCGATAAACTTTATGACTTGTGGTATAGTAGGCCATATTATGGTAAAATAAACACAAAGGGCATCACAGTATATCCAAAGGAAAAGTTTCTTACGGCCATTGATGACAAAGGACAATTCAAAGCATTGAATTTTGTTTCCGATGCGTTTCGAGATCTCAAGTCGTTTATGGACAGGGCAAAAGAGAGAAAGGTTTTTTCTCTGGATTTCTTAGGGGATTTTTCTCCCAAAAAGGCTTGGAAGTCCCTCCCGGTAGAATATGATAAATATTTTAATGATTTTATATTCAACCCGTTTTTGAATTCTTATTTAGTTGACAAGACAGTAAAGAATTTTGATTCTTTCGTTAAAGAGTATTTAAGATTTGCAAGGATGGTGGCACCCGACGTGTCTATCACTCAAAACGAGTTTATTTTGAGTAACAACTGTACCAATAAGATTTCAGGATTGATTGTCGATTTATCGAATGATGACCACGGGGACAATAAAAATAAAGTTGAAAAGTATCTCGACACGTTTGAATATGCAAGCTTTGTCGATCCTTGTAGAGATTTCGGATTCAGAATCAACAAGAACGCTCCTTGGCAGCTTATCGCCGACCTTACAAATCCCAAAATGATTTCATACCAACAACCAGTGCGCCAGCGACAACACAAGGTTTCGAGCATTCCTGACCTCTTTGAGAGTTACTATTACACCGCTTCTGAGATTGATTTTGAGAATTTTAAGAAATACTTATACATTCTCTACTCAAGTCATTATTCAGTGAATTCTACATATCAAAAAGTTAAAGTAAGCTTGGGTTCCATAAAATACGGCTCCCCACTTTTTTCAGATTATGAAACCACTCTCGTAAAAGAACTTCCCGTTGAGACGATTCCGAAAACTTTTCAAGAATTTAAAGAAAAGTATGGCGAAGAATATTTTTTAAAGTTATACTTTAGAATAAGATTGATTGAGAATGATCAAGAAAGCGATTACGATAGTCTGGTGAAGAACATTAGTGCTTATTACAATCTCGGAGACACTAAAAGAGTTTTAAATTATATCGACCTTAAGTTAATAAATTCAAAGATTTATACAAAAGATGACCCAACTCCATACTTTTTTGATTGACAAAATAATAAATTAATTTAGAATAGTAATAATGCTTTTTCAAACTTTTGACAAAAAGAAAGATTGCCTTATGATTTATAAGGGGTCAGAATTTCAAGAAAACGTCGATCCATCTTGTACTCAAACATGGACATATGCGAACTTCCTTAAAGACTATGACATTGATTATGCGAAAATCTTCGTTCAAGGTAAAAACTTTAATGAAGTATGTCCAGAAGAGCTTAAAGAGGAACTTGAGTCGATAGAAACAAAAGTAAAGGCATTCCTCAACTCAGCTATTATATCTGGCCTTAGTCTTAAAGACGTTTGTTTCTATGACCTTATACCAGAGCATGTGCTAAAAAGCTGGGCAAAACTTAAAGATGCCACTTGCAAGCACGTTTTTGACAACCATTCCAAACCAGCAAATTACTCTTCTCTCTTAAATGTGGAAAAGATGATTTCTGAAATCGAGTTCCAACCTTTGAAGCTGGATATCGAAGAAAACGACAAGATCACAGTTCAAGACAAAAATACTTATAATCTCTTAAAGAAATGCGAAAAACATATAATCTACGACCAGTTCAGAACTGCCACAGGGCGTTTAAGCACAAAATCGAATTCCTTTCCAATAATGACCTTGGCAAAGAAATATCGAGGAGCACTAAAGCCAACAAACGATTGGCTATTTGAAATAGACTTCAACGCCTGTGAATTACGAGTAGCCTTGGCTCTCCTTGGAAAAGAACAACCCGAAGAAGATCTCCATCATTGGAACCTTGTAAATGCTTTTCCAAGGTCAAAAGATCGCGAATATGCCAAAAGATTGATCTTTGCTTGGCTTTACAACCCCAAGAGCGAATCTACCCGCTTCTCAGAGATTTACAACCGAGATAAGATTAAAAATCTCCATTTTAAGGATAATTTGGTTGAGACGGTATATAATAGGAAAATAGATTGCGACGAGGATCACGCTGTTAATTATATTGTTCAATCAACTGCGGCAGATCTTGTTTTCGAACAGATGTATAAGGTTTGGAAGCTTCTTGAGGGACGAAAGAGTTTTATTAAATTTTGTAATCATGATTCAATTATGATTGACTTTTCGGAAGATGACCAACTGATTACAAATGATATCAAAGAACTTTTTTGTAATACAAGATTTGGCAAATTCAAAGTAAATTGCAGTGCCGGTAAGAATTGGCACGATATGCAAAAATTAAATATTAAATAGAGGAAGAAATGCAAACCGTTATTGGTTTAGGACAAGCTGGCTGTAATATCGCCGAATGCTTCAAACAATATTCAGAATATAATGTTCTTAAGATCGATGCCGGTCTTAGAAAAACAAAAACAACTCTTGGCCTTAAAGTTCAAGATTCTCCTGAAGCCTACGAAGAAAACATTCCAAAGACCCTTGACAAGTTTCTTCAGGGCGTCGAACCAGAAACGCTTTTTATTACAAGTTGTGGCCTTGTTTCAGGGGCTTCTCTTAGAATTCTTGAGAAAATTAAAAACAAAACAAAGATCACTTTAATGTATGTTGTGCCCAATCCTGACGAATTGGGACTCATCCAACATCAACAAAACAATTTACTTTTCGGAGTGTTACAGGAGTTTGCACGTTCTGCGCTTTTTGAGCGTATTATTTTACTTGACAATGAATTAATTTCTGGTATAATTGGACCTGTTCCTATTTTGAAATATTGGGAAAGTATAAATCAAATGATTGTTTCAAATTATCACATGATTAACGTTTTTGAACACAGCTTGCCTGTTTTTTCAACCTTTACTGGTCGTATCAAAACAGCTCGTATGAGTTCAATCGGCTTTTGCAATTTTGACGATGATGAAGAAAAATACTTTTTTAAGCTTGACATTCCAAGAGAAAAAAGGTATTATTATGCAGTACCTCGTAAAACACTTGAAGAAGACTTTACGTTGATTGAAAAAATTAAAGAACAAGTTAAAAAATCAGTAGAACATGATAAAATGAAGATTACATATTCCGTCTTTCCGACAGATTATGATCAAATTTATGTGTACTGTGAAGCTAACAGTTCATTAATACAAAAACTTGTGCCCTGAGAGATTTGTCAGGGTAGCTATAACTAAAAGGAGAAAATAATATTATGGCAATTGATATGGAAAAAATGAAGGCGCGTCAAACCGCTCTCAAGAATGGTAATAACGGAGGCTCAAATAAGTTTTGGCGTCCTCAAGATGGAGATCAAACAGTTCGTATTGTAGCTCCAGCTAATGGAGATCCTTTCCGCGATTACTGGTTCCATTATAATGTGGGCGACAATCCGGGCTTCCTGAGTCCGAAGCGAAATTTCGGGGAAGACTGTCCTTTGGATAGTTATGTCCGTCAGCTTTGGAAAGAGGGCACGGAAGAGTCCAAACGAATGGCCAAAAAGCTTGGCGCTCGTCAGCGCTTTTTCGCTCCTGTTCTTGTTCGCGGAGAAGAAGAAGAGGGCGTAAAAGTTTGGGGTTTTGGCAAACGAGCCTACGAAACCCTTCTGAGTCTTGTTCTTAATCCAGAATACGGTGACATCACCGATCCTGAAAGCGGAACTGATTTGGTTATTACCTATGGTAAACCCGCCGGTTCTCAATTCCCTGAGACGAAAATTACCCCTCGACGTAAGTCATCACCTCTTCATAAAGATTCGGCCCGAATGGTTGAATTGATGGAAGGTGTCCCTGAGTTTGAGGATCTTTTCGAGAATGCAAAAAAGACAGCCACCGAAGTTCAAGATATCCTTTCTGCTTATCTGGAAAGCGACAATGATTCAGAAGAAGTTTCTGAAGCTGCCCCGCAAGAAAATACAGTAGACAAGGCTTTCAGCGAGCTTTTGGGCTAAGATTTTAACCGCAGGGAGGCATGGGTTCACAGATGCCTCATTACTATTAACTTAAAGGAGTTAAAATGCAAGATTTGAATAAAATTGCAGTGGCATTTGCAGTGATTGCAGTTGCCGCAAGTGCTTATTTGTATTATACAAATTCTAAAGATGATGTAAAGACTACATCAAATGTTACCAAGACAGTCCCTGCGGCAACTACGAAAGTAAATGCTACACCTGTTAAGGCAATTGATTCGGTAGGTACGGAGGCGATTGTTAAGACGCCAACCGAAACAACTACTGAAATCAATTCTCCAGAGGCGACCAAGGAAGGTGCTTCTAGCGAGAACGCGAAGGCTTCGGATGAAAAAGCTGAAGTGGAAGCGAAGGCTTCGGATGAAACTAAAGGCGAGACTAAACCTACGGTCAAACCTGTGCTTCCTCCGGGCGCTCTTGAAAAGTAAATTTTAACCGCAGGGAGGCACGGGTTTATAGGTGCCTCAAACCATTCACTAAGGAAAATAATGAAACTTTATAAAAAAACTGACTCGGACTTTGATGCAAAAATCAAAAGCCTTTCCGAAAGATTCAAAGGAAAAGGGGGCGGCCCAGATAGAGAAACCGCCATAAACGCACACAAAAAAGATCTATCAGATGGGTATGTCCTGTTTTGTTCTGACAACAGCGACATAACAAACTTAATCTCAAGAAGTAAAAATTATATTTTAGAAGTGCGAGACTACGGAGAAAATGTTGTCATTAAAATGGACAGAAAAGGCTTCCGAAGTTGCTTCCACGCTTTCAAGATTTCAAAATAAGGAGAACGCTAATGGCGCGAAGAAAAGAAACAAAAGCTGGTAAACTCAGCATAGATCAAATGAGACAGCTTATAAATAAAAAAGCTGGAATGAAAGTCGCTCACGACTTAAACGATGAAAACAACCCAACAAATGTAACTGATTGGATTTCAACTGGTTCTCGCTGGTTGGATAGTATGATTTGCCGTGGAAAGCTTGCGGGTATTCCAGTAGGAAAGATTACAGAAATTGCTGGGTTAGAATCCAGCGGAAAATCATATATGGCAGCGCAAATCGCAGCCAATGCTCAGAAAAAAGGGATTGATGTAGTCTACTTTGATTCGGAATCTGCTCTGGATAACTCGTTTCTTGAGCGAACAGGGTGCAACGCGAGCAATATTTTATACATCCAAGCGACAAGCGTTGAATTTGTTTTAGAAACAATTGAGGAACTTCTTAAGTCAAATGAAAATAGAATGTTGTTTGTCTGGGACAGTTTGGCACTAACGCCCTCTATATCTGATATGGAAGGAGACTTCAACCCTCAGTCAACAATGGCAGTAAAGGCCAGAATCCTTTCTAAAGGGATGTCAAAGCTTTTGGTTTCGATTGCGAATGCCAAGTCAACCTTGCTCATCCTTAATCAATTAAAGGCAAATATTACACGGTCGCCTTCTGAGGCGATGACAACGCCTTATATGACTCCGGGCGGAAAAACCCTTATCTATTCGTATTCATTACGCATTTGGCTCACGCGACCAAAAGCAAAGGCATCTTTTGTCTATGACGATAAAGATTATCGAATTGGCAACACAGTAAAAATAAAGCTTGAAAAGTCTCGCTTTGGTTCGCAAGGCCGCCAATGCCAGTTCAAAATTCTTTGGGGTGATGAGATTGGCATTCAAGACGAGGAAAGCTGGTTTGATGCAATTCAAAGTTCAGATAGCTTAAAGCGTTCGGGCGCTTGGTATGAGTTAATCTATGAAGACGAGACAAGTGAGAAGTTTCAATCGGCTCACTGGCTCAACAAGTTAGAAGATAGTAAGTTTAGGAACAGAGTCCTTCAAATCATGGATGAGGAAATTATTACCAAATTCGATGAAAGAACAGGCTCTGCAGTTGATTTTTATGGAACAGAAGGAGATTAATAATGAGAAATAAAAATACAATTTTTAAAACAGGGCGAAAAAATACCCAGCAACAATGGGGATTTATGAACCCTCATGGAAGTTGTTCGTATTATTCGACAAAAACAAAAGCGGAATACGCTAAAAGAATTTGGCGCCCCCAAATCACACAGCTTCATTCTGCTGGTTTGATTAATAATGGCGACGTCCTTGAAATGGCATTTTCCAATCTTAAAGACGAGAGCGGACATTATAAACCAATTGCTCTGAGCATACAGGGTATCAACAGAAATTCAATGCTTTTTAATCATAATGGCTCTGTTATTTCATTGGCTGATATTAGGGGCCAAATCGCCGTACAACTTGGCCTCTCAAATGCACCGGGACTTCAACCTAGCAAGACTGTTCACGTTCCAACGGGCAAAACGCTGTCTGAGTTAAAAGAGGACTATATGAGTGATTTTCAGCGCAGTGAGCCTGAGCCGAATCCAAAACAATTAAACCTTTTAGATATTTTTGAGGAAACTTCCCCATCAGCAGAAAATGCAATGGAAGAGGAAATTTCTATTTCTGAAAATTCGTTCTCAAATTATAACAATAATTTTAGTTCCTACTCAAATAAACAATTTTCTATTATTAACGAGATGTCTCAACTGACCGATAATGATAAGGAAAAGCTTTACAAGTCTAATCTTACCAGTTTGCTTTCCCTGTAGTCTAAGATTTTTGGCACCTAATTTGCATTGAATTAGGAAGCTCCAAAAAAATCCATTGACAAAAAGAATAATTTTATATAAAATAAATTAAGGAGAGCAACCATGAGCAAGAGAGTATTAATAATAGACTCGTTAAACTTATTTTTAAGGTCTTATATCGTTAACCCAACAATGTCAAAAGATGGAAATCCCATCGGAGGTACAATTGGTTTTATCGCATCTCTTCAAAAATTGATGCGTGAGATAAAACCGGATGTAATTATTGCTTGTTGGGATGGCCGCGACGGAAGTCGTAAAAGAAAACAAGCAAATAAAAATTATAAAGCTGGTCGGTCTCCTGTGCGTCTTAACAGAAACTTTAAGATGTTAAACGAAGAACAGGAACAGGAAAATAAGATTTGGCAGATGCATCGAATCTTTGAGTATCTTAATAATTTTCCCATCATTCAGCTTGTTGCTGATGAAGTAGAAGCCGACGATATCATTTCTTATATCACGCGCTATTCATGCTTCAAAGAAGAGGAAAAGGTCATCGTCTCAAGCGACAAAGACTTTTATCAACTTCTTGATGAGAATACAGTACTTCACAGACCAATTCAAAAACAATATTTAAATAAATTTAATATTCTTGAAGAGCACGGAATCCACCCTACAAATTTTGCTTTGGCCCGTGCTATGGTGGGAGACAAATCTGATAATCTCGTTGGAGTACCGGGAGTTGGACTCAAGACGGTCGCTAAGAGGTTTGCTTTCTTTGCTGAAGACAGAGACGTTTCTATTCCAGAGTTGATTGAATTTTGTTCGAATCAAGAAAGTAAAGTTAAGGCTTTTCAATCGGTTATTGACAACGAAGAACTAATTAAGGATAACTATAGCTTGATGCAGCTTTATAGTCCAAGCTTGTCTATCCAGACCAAACAGCGTATTGATTGGTCAATTGACGAATTTGACTTTGAGTTCAACAAGACAGAAACAGATGTGATGATGATCACCGATGGAATCGCTGATAATCATTGGGGAGATTTGTTTCAGGGATTTAAACGAATGTGTTGGAAAAAGAAATAATGCTTGTATTTGAACTGCTAACTTCTATATTTGTTCTTGGCTCCATGGCCCATTGCGCCATCTCGATGAGAAGAGGAAAATAACAAACATGTATAAACTACGCCCTTTCATTTTTGAAAACAGCAGGATACCAGCTTGGCTTTCAAAGATTTCTCCAATAAATGTTGAAGCTTTCAGTTTCGGTTGGCTTGTTTTCTGCAAAGGCGAAGCGTCCGAAAGACTGAGGCAGCATGAAACCATTCATTTCTTCCAACAGCTTGAATTACTTTTTGTTTTTCAATGGATTCTGTATGGCCTTTTCTCTTGTTACGGGCGACTTAAACATGGCTCATGGGTAAAAGCTTATTATAGAAACCCGTTCGAGCGCGAAGCTTATTCCCATGAACTAGATTCAGAGTATTTTCAAAATCGTAGCCTTTGGGCATGGACTAAATATTTTGGAGACAAAGGCTAATGAAAAGGTGTTTTGTTGTATTACTATTGTTGGTGTCTTTTTCTCAATTTGTAATCGCAGCACCTCCTCAAAAATCGAAGTTTTATGACTTCGGTGAGCAATTAATTGACGGCGAAATCAAAAAGCCGACAGCACTTTATACAGATGCAAGAAAAAGGGCGAGATTTGGTCGTCTTTTGAAACTTAAGAAGAGTTTTTTGCCCAAGCTTTTTAACACTTCTAAAGAAAAGGTCTTTAAGTAAAAAAATCTTTTCAATCTTTCCAGTGACTTATAAAATAGCTTGACTTCTTTATTATAACATAATATACTTACTATACATTTTCAACGAGGTGACATGAAAAATTTAGGCATTTTTGGAAAAAGTTTCCAAGAAAATTTATGCAAATTACTACTTTACAATCGCTCTTTTTGCGATCAAATGCAAGAGGTTTTAGATACAAACTTTCTTGAACTAAAATATCTTCAGGTTTTTACCCAAAAACTATTCGACTATAAAGATAAATATAAATCCCACCCAACCAATGGAACTTTAAATTCTATCTTCAATACTGAACTGGAGTGTGAAAACGATGTTATTCAAAAACAGGTTAGAGATTATTTTATTCGCACTCAGACAAGTCCAGAGGTAACGGACCAAGAATACATTAAAACCGCCAGTCTTGATTTCTGTAAGAAACAAGTTTTAAAGAGCGCGATGATCAAATCCGCTCCGCTATTGGAAAAGTCTTCTTTTGAAGAGATCGAACGTTTGATAATCAAAGCTTTGCGTTCTGGTCTTGATAATGACTTTGGATATGATTATATCAAAGACTTCGAAGAGAGGTTTAAATTTAAAGCTCGCAATCCAATTTCAACTGGTTGGCCAAAAATCGATAAAATCACAAAAGGTGGACTTGGAACGGGCGAACTTTCAGTTGTAATTGCCCCTACTGGTGCAGGAAAATCACATGTTCTGGTCCACTTGGGTGTTGAGGCCTTAAAACAGGGCAAGAACGTTGTTCATTATACATTGGAATTATCAGATACGACCGTTGCTCAGAGATATGATGCTTGTATAACGGGTTACAACCTTGACGACGTTTTAGAAAAGAAAGATTCTATTTTTGAGCAAATCAAAGATATCGACGGTCAACTCATTATCAAGGAGTATCCAACTAAATCTGCAACGACAACAACGCTCAAGAATCATCTTGAAAAGGTTCAACAAAATCAGATGGAAATTGATTTGATTATTGTTGATTATGGCGATCTCTTGAGAAGCGTTCAAATGAGAGCAGAGAAAAGACATGAGCTTGAATCGATTTACGAAGAGCTTCGGGGGATTGCACAAGAATTCAATTGTCCACTCGTTACAGCTTCTCAAACGAATCGAAAGGGCCTTAATGAAGAAGTCATTACTATGGAGTCAATCTCTGAAGCGTTTAATAAATGTTTCATTGCTGATTTCATCATCAGCTTGTCAAGAACGATAAAAGACAAAAATAGCAATATCGGGAGAATTTTTGTTGCCAAAAACAGAAACGGACCCGATGCTATTATTTTTTCAGTTTTTATGGATACGGGAACTGTTACAATAAAAGTTCTCGAACAAGACGATGTTTGTAAGGTCCAAGAGAATGAAGTACAAAATAGAGATAAACGCGATTTATCTGAGGCAAAAAAAGTTTATAAAAAAATGCTTGAACAAATACAAAAAAATGTTTAATAAGGAGAGATAAATGGAACAAAACATTGCCAATAAGATCCTTTCTGATATAACAGTGAATATGAAATACGCTCGCTACCTACCCAAGAAGGAAAGGCGAGAAACTTGGAAAGAACTTGTAACAAGAAATAAAAAAATGCATATTAAAAAGTTTCCTGAACTTAAAAACGAGATCGACGAAGCTTATAATTATGTCTATGATAAAAAAGTACTCCCTTCGATGAGGTCAATGCAATTTGGCGGCAAACCCATTGAAGTGGCTCCGAATAGAATATTTAATTGCGCTTATTTACCAATTGACGATTGGAGAGCCTTTAGCGAAACAATGTTTTTGCTTTTGGGTGGCACAGGCGTTGGCTATAGCGTTCAAAGACACCACATTGAAAAACTTCCAGAGATCCAAAAGCCATCTACAAAGCGCACAAGACGCTTTTTGGTAAACGATTCGATTGAAGGCTGGGCAGATGCCGTCAAAGCATTGATGCGAAGTCACTTCCAAGGTGGCTCAAGAGTAAAGTTTGATTTTACCGACATTCGCCCCAAAGGAGCTAAATTGCTGACTTCTGGTGGAACCGCTCCCGGTCCTCAACCACTTAAAGAGTGTCTTGTAAAGGTTGATGGGATTTTGAGAGAAAAGGAATCAGGCGACAAGCTTTCAACCATCGAAGTCCATGATATTATTTGTTATATTGCCGACGCAGTTCTTGCCGGTGGAATCCGCCGCGCCGCATTAATATCGCTTTTTAGCGCCGACGATAAAAATATGCTCGCAGCCAAAACTGGTAATTGGTGGGAGAAAAATCCGCAAAGGGGCCGCGCAAACAATTCTGTTGTCTTGATGAGACATCTGATTACAAAGAGTTATTTTAAAAACCTTTGGCAAAGAGTTCAGGCTTCAGGATGCGGAGAACCCGGATTTTATTTTTCTAATGATAAAGATTGGGGAACCAATCCTTGCTGCGAAATAGCTCTCAGGCCATATCAGTTTTGTAATCTTGTAGAAATAAACGCAAGCGATCTTGAATCTCAAGAACAGTTTGAAGAGAGAACTAAAGCTGCTACTTTTATTGCCACTTTGCAGGCTTCTTATACTGATTTCCACTATCTTCGAGAGATCTGGAGAAGAAACACAGAAAAAGACGCTCTGATAGGCGTCAGCATGACTGGAATTGCCTCTGGAAAGGTTACTAAGTTAAATATGCAGAAAGCAGCCCAAGCAGTGATTGACGAGAACAAAAGAGTGGCAGAAATGATTGACATCAAACCAGCCGCAAGAACAACTTGTGTAAAACCAGCCGGAACAACATCTTTAACTCTCGGAACTTCCAGCGGAATTCATGCTTGGCATGATAAGTTTTATATTCGTCGCATTCGAGTCGGCAAGAGCGAAGCTATTTATAAATATTTAAAAGCGAATCATTCGGAATTAGTTGAGGATGAATACTTTAGACCTCACGATACAGCAGTGATTAGCGTTCCCCAAAAGGCCCCTGAAAAGGCAATTTTAAGATCCGAAAGCGCTTTGCATATGTTAAAGCGTGTCCAAAAGGTAAGCTCCGAATGGACCAAGCCGGGACACATCCAAGGACAAAATACGCACAACGTCTCAGCGACTGTGAGTATTAAAACTAAAGAGTGGGATTCGGTTGGAGACTGGATGTGGGAAAATCGCCATAATTACAATGGTTTGAGCGTCTTACCACATGATGATAAAGAACATACTTATGTTCAGGCTCCTTTTGAGAGTTGCACAGAAGATAGATATGAGTCGCTTTTGAAAACATTAAAGAAGGTTGATTTATCAAAGATCGTTGAGACCGAAGACAAAACTGATTTGTCCGGTGAACTTGCTTGCAGCGGAGGAAGCTGCGAAGTTTCTTTTATATAAAGGAGAGAAAATGAAACTAAATCCACGCAATCGACATGTATTGTTGAAAGAAAAAGAAACCACGTCGGAAGAAAAGAAATCTACCGTCTTGGTTCCAGACGCCTATAAAATTCAAGCAAAACCTTACGGGGTCTATGAAGTTGTAAGCGTCTCTGAAGATTGCACAATTGTTTCGAGCGTCGATGTTCAAAAACAAGTTGTTGTAAACAACAGTATGGTCGAAAAAATTAACGTTGAAGGCAAAGAACTTCTTTTGGTTCTTGAAAATCACGTTTATGGCGTCTTGGACAAGTAATGGAGAAGGTGTCTTTTATTCAAATGATGCTTTTGGCTCTCGGGCTGTTTCCCCTTTGGATTGTAGCCCTTCAAATATTTATGTCAATTGCTTCTATTTCAACAGCGGCCACTGCGATTTTGTTAGATTTTATTCTGAGTTAGTTCCCAAGTGAATCTTAATTTTACATTTGGCTCTTCTCTCGCCGCGCTGCAACATGCCGAACAAAACAATACAAGGTTGGTAATCGGCGATTTACAATTTCCAAAACTCTTTGAACCCGAAGAAATAAAACAAGCTTGGGGTCTTTTATATGCCAAGCTAATGTTGGATGGAAAGATTTTTGGAGGAGATTCTGTTAAGAATACCAGAATCACAGAAGAAGAGATTTCAATTGTTTGCCAAGGTAATGTGGTCAAACATGCAAATTACAATACTTTGTTTATATTTGATGATAAAAAGATTTCAGGCTTACCAGCCGCCCACAAACAAAATAATTTATATAAGATCGTTGATCATATGAAAACTGTTTCTCTTAAGATCTCTGGAGATGCTTATTTCGAAACAGAAGATAAATTTGTTTCCAAGCTGTTTGTGTACAAAAAACATAGATCTGATCCAGTAAAGTTATATGCCATTTCTGAAATAGACGGAGAACAACTTCTTGACTTCAACTTTTCAGATACAATGGCAAAATTTAAAAGCGAACACATTTTGCGCGAAAACTCTTTTGAAGGCTCCGTCTACGGAAACAAAAGAATTGATATTGACCTAGAAGTTGTTGAACGTTTGGTAGAAAAGAAAATGGACTTCTACGAAGATTCAGAAAAGATAAAATTTATCCATGGAAGCTAATCCAATAAACAAACACAGATTTAATTTGGCTGGTGTCATTCCGGTCGATGGCCAGTCCTTTGATTTTAATTTCCCTTGGCACGACTCTTTAATGCCCATCGGCCAAAACTATTTAGCGATAGAAAAAGCAGTTTTTGACTGTGCAATGGCCGGTTGCGATACAATTTGGCTCGCATGTCCGAAAGACATTCAACCTTTGCTTCGTCACAGATTAGGAGATTATGTTGTTGACCCTTATTATTACTACAAAGAACTTCAATTCGGAAAGTATCCGAAAATTAAAGAAATTCCAATTTACTATGTCCCAATCCATCCAAAGGATGACGGGAGAAGAAATAGTCTTGCTTGGAGCATTTTTACAGGCGCTCATAACGCTTGGGTAGTTAGTCGGAAAATAAGCCGATGGACTGCCCCAGATAAATATTTTGTTTCTTTCCCATACGGAATGTTCTCACCCTATTATATGAGAGGGTTCAGAACAAAGATTAGAAGCGAAGTCCCATTTGCCGCAGCGTTTGAGGGGAAAACGTTTAAAGATGGTTTATTTTTACCCTTTACTTTTGATGGCGAAGATTATATCGCTACAAGAAAAAGATTTCGGACAAAAGAAAAAAGAACCAAAGACAAAGACTTCAAGCCAATTCCAGTCGAAGAAAGATTTTCTGGAAGGTTCTTTTCGCATGATTATATTTTTAAAGGAATTAAGCAAAAAGATCTTGCTATTTTAGAATTGCCATGGTATTATGATGTATCAAGTTGGGAAAAATTAAAAATTTGGTTTTCTTCCGATAATACACTTGACAAACCAAAAGACTTTATATTATCATATAACAAGCTAAACCCATTAGGAAAGGATTTTAATGAAGAAGAGTAGCGTACCATTTGTAGGACTTCACGGACATAGCGGAACTGGTTCGCCATTTGACGGTTTGGGCCTCCCATCCGAACATATGGACTATGCCTTCGAAAACGGCAATGATTCTCTTGCTTTAACTGATCATGGGAATATGAATGGCTTCGTCCATCAGGTTCAACATGCCCAAAGAATGCAACAAGAGGGGAAGAACTTTAAACCTATTTTTGGAGTCGAGGCGTATTTTCTTCCGAGTATTAACAAATGGAAAGAAGAGCTTGAGATTGCCAAACAAGACAAGAAGAAGAAAAGAAAGATCGACAGCTCTAAAGCCGGGACAACAATAGAAGACGAGAGCACAAAAAGCCAGACTAAAAACATTCTTAATCGTAGGCGTCATCTTATTTTGCTGGCGCAGAACCAAACGGGCCTTAACAATATCTTTTCTTTAGTCTCTAAGTCATATCAGGCCGATAATTTCTATCGCTTTCCAAGAATGGATTACAAAATGTTGGAGAAGCACAGTGAAGGGGTAATCGCCGCAAGCGCTTGTCTCGGAGGCATATATGCTGGTAATTATTGGGAAAATAGAGAGAGTGGCCCCGACGCTGTTTTAGATGCTATGCGAGAATCGACAGAAAAAATGGTTTCAGTTTTTGGAGATCGTTGGTATGGAGAGCTTCAATGGAATGGAATCGTAGAACAACACGAGCTTAACAAATATATTATTCAAGTTAGCAACGAATACGGCCTTTCTTTGATTTCAACAGCAGATAGCCATTACCCAACAAAAGATTCTTGGAAGGACCGAGAACTATATAAAAGATTGGGATTCCTTGGGAAAGGCAAATTTCCTGAGTGGCTTCCTACTGAACTTCCCGCAGATGTTGAAGAAGTTGGTTACGAAGCTTATCCAAAGAATGGCGACGAGATGTGGGAATCCTATAAATATTATTCAGATAAACTTGGCGCTTCATATGATGATGATCTGATTCGAGAGAGCATTGAAAAAACTCATCAAATCGCCCATGAAAGAATCGATTCGTTTATGCCGGATTGTACGGTAAAGTTTCCAGATTTTGTTGTACCGGAAGGTCTCACCGCTGATGATGCGCTTATCGCGTCTTGCGTTGATGGACTGCGAAATCGAGGATTGAAAGACGACAAAGAATATATTAATAGAGTAAAAGAAGAACTTTATACTATTAGCGAGAGAGGTTTCAGTGAATATTTTTTAACAATGAAGGCCATTTCAGACCGCGCATCCCAATCACAATTGACCGGCGCAGCCAGAGGATCAGCCGCAGGAAGTTTGGTGGCTTATGCTTTGGGTATAACACAGGTAGATCCTATCAAATACAACCTTCTTTTCTCTCGATTTCTGCGGAAAGACGCTACAGACTACCCGGACATCGATTACGATGTTTCCGACCCAATGAAGCTCAAAGAAATGCTCATTGATGAATGGGGAGCAAACACAGTTGTTCCAATTTCTAACTTTAATAAACTTCAACTTCGCTCGCTTATCAAAGATATTTCTAAGCTTTATGATATTCCTTTCACTGAGGCAAATTTGGTCACGTCTAAAATGATTCAAGAGGCTACTCCGATAGTTAAAAAGCTCAAGGGAATCAAAGCGGGAGTTTATGCTCCAACTTTTGAAGAAGTTATGGATCATTCCCACAGCTTAAAAAAGTTTTTGAATAAGTATCCAAACATCAAAACGCATGTTGAAGCGCTCGTAGGCGAAGTTCGTTCGGTTTCTCGTCATGCGGGTGGAGTTGTCATTGGAGAAGAGCTTGACAAGCGAATGCCTTTAATTAATAGCGGCGGCGTGACTCAGACTCCTTGGTCAGAAGGTCAACATGTGAGACAACTTGAGCCGATGGGATTTATCAAGTTTGATATTCTTGGACTTTCCACGCTTAAAATGATTGAAGGGGCGATCTATCACATACTAAAACGACATCATAATAATGTAAACCCGTCTTTCGAAGACATTCAAAAGTTTTATAATGAAAATTTACACCCAGATAAAATAGACTTGAACGACCAGAAGGTTTATAAAAACATTTTTCAGAAGGGGAAATGGGCTGGTATATTTCAGTTTACAGAAAAGGGCGCTCAAAGTTTTTGTAAGAGAGTGAAGCCAAAAAGTATTATTGATATTGCAGCAGTTACAAGTATTTACCGACCAGCCGCTTTGAGCGCGAATGTTCACAATCTTTATATGGAAGCACGAACCAATCCAAGCAATATTCGCTATGGCCATGAAATCATTAAAGAAGTTACAAAAGAAACCTATGGCTTTTTAATATTTCAGGAGCAGATTGCTCTGTTGGCTCATAAGCTTGGAAAAGACATCAGCTTGGACGAGGGCAATTCTCTTCGCAAGCTTCTAACTAAAAAGGGCAACAAAAGGAATGGAAAAAAGGAAACAATTCGTAGAAAATTCGTCAAAGGTTGTGAACTTAAGGGAATATCGGTCAAAGAGGCAGAAAAGATATGGCAAAGGTTTGAGTATTTCAGCGGCTATGGTTTTAACAAGTCTCATGCTATTTCCTATTCTATTATTTCTTTTCAGTGCGCTTGGCTTTTAAATTATTACGAACCAGAATGGATTGCAAGTTTCCTTGACAAAGAACCCGAGAGTAAAAAAGAAAGAACAATAAATATTACAAAACAATTTGGTTATAAAATCGAACCAATACATATAAACAAATCAGGAGCCGTTTGGGAGATTTCTGAAGATGGAAAAACCCTCATTCAGCCCTTGACGTCCATCAAAGGATTAGGAGAAAAAGCAATTGAACAAATCATATCAAATAGACCTTTTAACACTGTTGAAGAATTTCTCTTTAGCGAAGAGATTGCGTATTCTAAGCTTAATAAAAAAGCGTTAGATGTACTGGTCAGAGCGGAAGCGTTAAATGCTCTTGTTGACGAGCGCTTCGTAAACCTTAGACACTTTTGGCTCGCTGTTGCAGACAATCGACCGAAGAGTAGAAAGAAACTCAATGAGAATGTTGAAGAATTTAAAGATGCGGAAGATTTTACTCGCGACGAAGTAATTGAAAATAAAATAAATCTGAACGGCGTTTATCCCTTTAATCTTGTAATCACAGATAGAATCAAACAACGTCTTGACTTTCATTGCGTGAAGCCAATTTCTGAATTTGATAGCGATTTAATGGTTGCTTGGTTTATTCCTCGCGAGATCATTATAAAAACTACTCAGAAGGGCAGATTTTATTATATTGTCAAGACTCTCGACATCAATTCAGAGATGATTGATATTAAATGCTGGGGGATTAACCCGGAGAAGGACAAGATTCATTTAAATCGGCCATATATGGCAAGATTACATTACGATGAGCAATGGGGCTTTTCAACAAAACAAGCTTTAAAGAATTGGAAATTATTAGGATAAGGAATTGAAATGAATATTAAAATTTGCAAAATTAGAGAAGGCGCAAAACTTCCCACAAGAGCGCACGAGCTTGATGCTGGAATGGATATATATTATTGCCCTAACGCGGAAGAAAAATTGTATAGCACAGAAGATTATCACGTTCCACCCAAAGAGTCGCGATTGTTATCAACTGGGATAAAAGTCGATGTGCCTTATGGCCACATGCTTGAGATCAAAAACAAATCAGGAATCGCTTCCAAACGACAACTATTGGTTGGAGCTTGCGTTATAGATCCGGGTTACAGTGGAGAGGTTTTTGTAAACCTACACAATATTGGATATTCCACCCAAGTAATAGAGCCGGGAGATAAAATTGCCCAAGCAGTTTTGATACCAATTGTTCATTGCGGCGTAGAAGAAGTTGAAGCTGCTGAGTTTTCAACTCTTTATTCAACACGCGGAAGCGGCGGGTTTGGAAGTACGGGAGATAAGTGATGAAAAGATTTAAAATAGCCGTACTTATTCTTGGGATGCTTTTCCCCATCTGCGGCAATGCTACCCCACCAGTGATTGAGTCTAATGCTTATTGGGTAACTACGAAAACGTGGACAAACGCTTATGAAAATTTGATCCGTGTAAAAGCCGTTGCAGAGGGCGTTGCCTATATTGCCCCCTTGAAAGGGAACGGTCTAAGGGACAGGCTACACAAAAATAAGGCACGAGATACTATAGTTTTTATTCCCAAGAACGCCACGTTTAAAAAGTCGTTAGATATAATTTTTTATTTTCATGGGCTGGGAGGCTTTAAAGAAAGAGACTTTAAAACAAGAGTTCTGAGGCATACTAAATCTTTTAGTTTAGAAAAAAATTATATTATTGTAGTTGCCGAGATGCCATGGTCTAAAAATACTTCAACGCCAAGGTCGCGCCAAGGTCGCGTTTTTACAGGAAAAAACCAGTTTTCTGATTTTGTAGGTTCCGTTTTGGATGTTGCCAAGGTCCATTTTAAAAGCACTTGCAAACAGACTTGTCCCTATTTGCCATATTCACACCCCACTAGAAATTTAGCGGTGGACAGTGTGTCGCTGATAGGCCACAGTGCCGGTGGAAGCGCACTTATGTCTATATCTCGCTCTGGAGGATTAAATTGGTTGGAAGATGTTGCTAAAGTTAAGACACTAAAAGTGATTTTTTCAGATGCTTCTTACGGGTATTGGCTTGATACCGCGTGGAAACATTTTAAACCAAAAACAGACATTTCGATAAACTTCATTGTATTAACAAGAAAGTTTGATAAGCCTTATAGAAACGCAAAAAGGTTTTTGAAAAGATTTAAAATCACACCACAAAATATCACACACCATGTTTTTAATAGACGAACGACACATGCCGACATTGGAGATCAGTCCCTCATTTGGGTGTACCTTTCTGATGAATCTGGTTGTGGCGAAGGAGAGATAGAATGAGCAATCAAATGAGTAAGAATTTTAAAAAAACCGAATTTAAATGCCGCGACGGTTCCGAGACGCCTGATAAATTAATGGACAATTTAAGAGAACTGGTGGGCAATCTACAGATTATTCGTGATCACATTGGTGTTCCAATGCATATCATCTCAGGATATAGATCACCAAAATATAATAGAAAAATTGGAGGCGCAAAAAAATCGCAACACATGAAAGCTAAAGCCGCTGACATCGTAGTTAAGAGTCTCAAGCCAAAAGAATTAAGAGAAATTATTATTAATCTAATTAAAGAAGGGAAAATCAAGACAGGCGGTGTCGGCCTATACCGCAGTTTTGTTCATTACGATACTCGCGGCTGGAACGCGAGATGGAAAGGAAAGGGCGTTAAAGATTTTAGAGGAGATAACTAAATGAGCTTACAATATACTTTAAGAAAAGGAGACGAGGGCCAAGAGGTCAAGAGACTCCAAAGCAAACTACCAGTCGCCGAAGACGGCAAATTCGGTTCCAAAACCGAAAAAGCAGTAAGAGAATATCAACAACATAATAATCTAACGGTGGACGGTCTTGCAGGCAATCAAACCCTAACAGCTTTGGGAATAAGTGTGCTTCCAACGGTAGACTTATCCAGTTGGAACGGGATTGTTGATTTTAAAAAAATGAAGGCTGCCGGTTGTTCCATCGCATGGATTAAGATCACAGAAGGAACGACGCACCAAAATCCCGGCTATCAAGAAAAGTTTGATGATGCGCGAAAAGAAGGTTTGACGGTGGGTGCATACCACTTTGGACGACCAGACACTTCTGCATCTGATCCACAAGATTGGGAGAAAGAAGCTACTAACTTTCTACTCCAGCTTGAAAAAGCTGGCTGTCATCCCGGTGATTTGTTACCCGTTCTGGATTTAGAAAAAGGAATGAAGACTGATGACAATTACAATGTGAATTGGTGTTTGAACTGGTTGGAGCTAGTTGGAAATGAAACGAATACGAGGCCATTAATCTATACGGCACGTTGGGCATGGCAACTTTTTGTGATGAAAGCAGAAGATGACTTGCAAGAGAAGCTCGCTGAATATCCTCTTTGGCTCGCAAGTTATAATGATGGCATCGAACCGGAACGTAAAGTAAAAATTTGGGATGCTTGGGATGTGTGGCAGTACACTGGTTCAGGAGAAATCGATGGATGCAAAGGGCGAGTTGATCTGAATTGGATTGCCGGTGGTCAATTGAAAAGTTTACAAGTTCCATCTACTTGTGATGATTGCTGTTGTACGGAGTGCGTATGTCATCCTTAAAGCGCAAGTTTAGTAGAAAAAACGCTATCAAAGCCAAGAAAAATGCCGAAAAAGATTTAGCCGCTAAAGTTTCTTTATTTGGAGAAATAGCTGATGAATGCTTGACATGTAAAAAAAGTTTTGATAGAATGGATCGAGAGCAAGTTTCAACATGGAATGTTGTTGTACGCGAGCGAGAAGAAAAAGTTAATCTTTATTGCCCAGACTGTTGGAAGAAAGCAATTGATTTGGTTAAAGAAATGCAAGAAGGCCTCTTAAAAAGAAGAGAGGAAAGGAAATAATAATGCAACAAACTCATTTAATTTATAAAAAAGGTTTTCCGATTGATATGGAAATTGCCGAACAACTTAATTTATTGGACAGTTTTCTTCTATGGGAAGAAGAACAATCCTCAGATATTTTTTGTGAACAGTTTGAGGAAAGATTTGGCATTTACCCCGAAAGTCTTGAGCGATTTATATATGAGCACGATGGACGAATTCAAAACTTGGAAGGCTTTGAGTGGAACACTGCTTATGTGCTTTTCGATGACATTGAAAATTCATCCGAGTGGGAAGAACTTGAAGAAACACTGGAAGAACAAGAAATTGATTTTGAGGAGGGACAATGGCTGGAGATAAACTAAGCAAAGAAGACCCCATTAACCATCCAAACCATTATAACATAAATAAAGATGGCGAGAAAGCCATTGAAACCTTCAGCTACATTCGTTCTTGGAAGATGGATTATCCTGAAAGCAATATTATTAAATATGTCACCAGACATCCCTAC